ACGGAATCAATCAACGTGTCCGGGTCGATATTCACGTCCAACCGAATACACCTTAACATAAAATCTTCTAATGCGTGTATATGTAAAGGCTTGTTTGTTTTTAATGTGACGGCTTTTTTCCGGCCCGCCTTGTTTGTCCGTTGGTATGTAATTGTCTTTGTCATTTTCCGGCCCTCCGTTTTTCGGTTTCCGTTTGTCTGCTCAAAGCATAGCACGAAGCCGGGAACGTGTCAAGGGCACCAGCAAAAAAAATTTGAAGCCGGGGACGTTTCCCGTCGAGAAACCAGCCAGAAAAATTTTTTGTCCCGGCCTTGAAGCCCGGCCCCGGCCAGCCGGAAGAGCCCCGGACGCCGGGCAAGACACCAGCAAACCACGCAGTCATAATTTATAATAATAATATAACACTAATACATATAGACAAGTAGACTTCAGAAGACTTCAGAAGACTTCATATCTTACCCGCTCTTCGTGAAGACTTCAGAAAGATTCAGAAGACTTCTGATAGACTTCTGTAAGACTTCAGGAAGATTTCTGAAGTCTATCAGTTTATAAGTAAATAAGATAAGGGTTTAAGTATTAAGTAAGATAGTCAAGAGATAATATACATGTATACCTATGTATCTTTAAGCAAAAGAAGTATACGAGTGGTCTTTATTATCTTTAGATCCAAGCATGTGTTTGCACGTTCGATAATTTCCGGCTGTGGAAAGATTGAGATATTGGAAAACCGCAGGAACCAGCAGGGCCCGGCCCGGAGCCAAAGCGTAGGCCGGAGCAAAGACTTCAGGAAAAAGAACGGCTCCCTCATATTGTTTACCTGCCCCGTGCTCTGAAGTTACCATACAAAGTCTTGAATATGATATTTTGTTTGGTAATTTTTTCCGAACCAGAGTATGTGGTTCGATAAGACTCTGCGGGAGGCCCCGGTAAAGTAAGGAATTTTCCGAACCCATCGAACCCTGAAGTCAAAAAATATCCCGGGAAAATTTTGGCCTCCTGACAGGATTGGGATTTTCGGGGTCTCGGGGTGTCCTGAGATACCCGGTATCCTTGCTGAGAGGCCCGTCAGTGGACGAACGGCAGTTCAGTAGGGGTAAGCAACGTCTTGGCCCGAAAAAGCCGGAATACGGCCAATCTGACGCAATATGAATATTATATAATATAATAAGTAAAGAAGTAATAATACTGATTGAGGGCGAGCACGGCTTCTGCCGGGCGAGGTTGCCATCACATCAGAAAGAATAAGCCCGGCGAAAACGAGCTTCGCTCGTTGAAAGCGGGATGTTATTCCGGGAAACCTATCAGAAACACCTAACAAACCTATTAAAATCCAAGAATTTAATACTTTCCGCAGTATAAGTTTACAGAAATCTTTTGAAAGTGGTATTTTCTTAAGTCCCTAATTTGTATTTAAGTATGAGGGAGAAAATGTGTCTATGAGTAAAAAACATACACTTGCACAAGAATATCAGCAATTGGCTTATGCCTTATTCCAAGAGAATCTTTTTAGCTTGGAGGGCATGGAGATGGAATCCAAAGAAGGTTTGATTGAAGAATTTATTCCTAAATCTGAGATTCTTGAAAAGGCCATTGAAACTTTAAATGAGTTCGGACGCCTGATGGCGTCGGACAGGAGGTTACAGAATGAAATTGACTCAGGAGAGGATAGCTCGGTACCTGAAGAAACAGAAGCAAACGAATGATTATTTACTGAAGGTGACCAGTAAAAATCGTAAGGGCTTAATTCTTTTATCACGAGCCCGGGCCTTGCTTTTGGAAGGTGAGACAGAGCTTCGTAAATTGAACGAATACCTGACACGTGGAGGTAAGGATAATGGATAATCCGATTTATTTAATTAAGGGCGGGATTGCTTTCCCGTTGGAACGGCTCGGTTTTATTGACCGACCATTTTCTTTTAGGCTGCCGGATGGAAAAGAATTTGAAGTTAAAGAGGATGAGCAGCCGATTTTCTTTGCCCGGAAAAGAATGAAGGTTTCTGGTAAAGGGATTGTCAAAGCAAAATATATTCATCGTTATTGTGTGGGTGTCCGCCGGAATGATGGATCTGAAGAAAAGAATTGGGTTTACCCGGATGGCACATTTGATGTGACGGGTGATAAACCAAGTGAATAAGATTATGAGTAGACAAGATACACAATTTAAACAGGGTAATGTTCCTTGGAATAAGGGAAAACAATTATCTAAGGATCAGTCTGGCGGTAGGAAAAGGATTAAGTTTAATATTAATAAAGTAAAGAAATTATATTTGGCCGGACAATCTACAATACAACTTGAAAAGCAGTTTGGTATAAGTAGCAATACTATTGCTAGGAGATTAGATCAAATAGGGGTTAATAGGCGATCAAGAAGTGAAGTATGCAGTTTAGTGATGAATAGACCAGAAGTAAAGCGTAAATTTGATTTGAAAAGAAAAGTCCGTTGGAATAAGCCAGAAGAACATTTAAAAATGAGTCAATTTCAAAGAGAGTTGAATAGAAATAAATCTTGGAAAATTAATAGGATTAAAAATTCACGAAAGGCACAATCCCATAAAAAAACAAAACCAGAAAAGATAATTGAACCTTTTCTAAAACAATTTGGTTTTGAGTATGCAGGTGATGGAAAATTCTTTATTGAATCTTTTAATCCAGATTTTGTAAATAAAGAAAGAAAAATAATTATAGAAGTTTTTGGAGATTATTGGCATAATTTACCAAGATATAAAAAGGCTGATAAGAGAAGGTTGTTGGTTTATTCTGAGGCGGGGTATAAAACAATTGTTTTTTGGGAATCTGAAATTATTGGTGCCAATAATCTATCTGAGAAGATACAGGAGGTAATATGAGCAGTGTTATCAGTATTGTACAAAATGCGGGCCAGAGTTATGCGGGTGCTGCTCAAGAAGTCGCAAAAAATATTTCTTATTTAATCCAGCAAGATAGTGCTACGGTAAATAAGACGGCCAGCCCGATGACGGTTCCAGAAGCAGGAACGAGGTATTCTTATGAGGTCTGGATTCGTTTACGTTGTGACTTAGCTCCCAATGTTCGTGTTGATAGTATTAAAGCGTGGTATGATAGTGGTATGCCAGCGTCGGGATATAACCTAACAGTGAATAGCGACGTGATTAATTCTTATCAGGCTCCGGTAAACATTCAATCTACCCGAGGAACCCGGGTGGAATTTGATACAAAAAATTCAGAGGGTAACTCAATTAGTTTAGACGGTACCCTAACAGATGTTGGAGATTATTCTTCTTGGTTGGTATTTCAATTAGAAGTATTATCTACGGCAGAGACAGGAAATTTTGAAATAGAGTATACAATTCAATATGATGAATATTAATACTTAAATATTGAAGGGAGTTGCATAAATATGGAATTAGCGCAGTTTGGTGATGTGATGAAAATTGTTGGTGGTATTGTTGCGCTGTTGAATTTTGTGGGGATTATTTTTCTCTTCATTGCAAATAAGATGGCGTTTACAAAAATTATGACCAATGATCTAAAACACTTAGACGGAAAGCTCGACGGTGTTTCATCTAAACAAGAACAAATTGAAAATAAAGTCGTTTCTCTGAGTGAGGACGTTTGTTATATTAAGGGACAGTATGATGCAATGTTTCCGGTTAAAACAACCCGTCGAAGAACAACTCGGAGAGCTACTAAAAAAAGAACCACGAAAAAGAAGGTGAAAAAATAATGGATTTTAAAATTTCTGCGGGAGCCGGACAACAAGGTAAATGTCCCGAGTGCGGTAAGAAAGTTTTGCCGATGCTTAGGGGAGGCGTGAAAATGCTGGTTTGTTCGTGCGGATGGAAACAGATTTTGAAAAAGTATCCCCAAAATTCTGTGAATCCTAAACAAATTTCTAAGAGGTAAATTGTGAGGGCGACATGGGAGTTGATTATTTATCTGGGGAGTTTCAAGTAAATACAACCCCACACGCTTTTAATCCGGTCTTTGATATATCAAAGTTTTCGTTCTTTTCAGATGAGGGAGATTATTACATCCAGTTAAAAGATGAGAGTGGATGGGGAGATTGGATTCCGGGACTTAAAGATATTGAAACTGGCGACGATTTTCCGTGTCGAAATATCCGGGTTAAATCCAAATTAGGGACAATAAAACTTAGGTATTATATTAAAGGAACACGGTAATGTGGAAAGCGGTAGGTAAAGTTATTGAAAAAATTAAAATTAAGATTGTGACTCTATTAAAAGGAGGAAGATACAACTCAGAATCAAACACCAACCCTAATGGTGGTCACTTTCTTTAAGGAGAAAAGAGAGGAGAAAAGAGAATGGAAAAAACGACTGTAAATAAGATTCGTAAGGTCGAATACGCTGCGGTTGATTTCGCAGAGAGTTTATCTGATCTGACAATCACGGTGAGAAAGCCAGATGGAAGTTTACTGGCCCCGGCCCCAACTGTTACTGAACAAGGCGACGGTGTTTATGAGTTCAGTTATACGCCGGATGTGGTCGGTCTTTGGCAGGAGAGAGTTGTCTCTGCTGTAAATGGAGATAAGGCTTATCACAATGTGGATGTCGTAGCTGTCGATTTGGATGATGTAGATTCCAAAGTAGACGGTGTTGAAACGAAAGTTGATAATGTTCAATCTACCGTTAATACGGTTGACGGAAAAGTAGATACTGTTGATGGAAAAGTTGATAGCGTGCAAAATTCTGTTAATACTGTGGACGGTAAGGTTGACTCCGTTGATGGGAAAGTTGATAGTGTCCAGACTTCGGTTGATTCGGTTGAAGGTAAAGTCGATCAGGTTAATACCAAGATTGATAATATCGACGGCCAGATTAAGCCGGGCGGATACTTTCTTTAATAAAGGACTTGCATAATGGCTCGGGTGAGAGTAGCGTTTGCGTCTAAAGACTATGTTTCCGGGCAGCAAGTCAGATTCAAGGTCTATGATGATGACAATAGTTTGATTTATCAAGGCTTTGGAACTGAATGGGCCAATACAGGAGTTTATTACGTTGAAGGTGATTTGAATTTCTGGTTTGGTCAAACATATCTTGTTATGGCAGAGGAAGTTACAGGAAATTGGAAAGCCTCAAAAATCGTAACAAGGCAAGATGTTATTTAAGAAAAAAGGGATAAGCGACGGCCCAGAAAATTTTTCTTAAGTAACTAATTTGTATTTAATAGTAGAAACTAAGGAGGAAATTAATATGGCTGACGTGAAAGCAAATGTCGGACGTATTCTTGTCGGTTCAAAAGAAATTGCGAACTGCGAGGGTATCGAAGTTGATTATGATTTCAACCCGATCAAGTACTTTGCAGCCGATAGACAGTACCCTATTTTCGTTGCTCATGGTAATTCTGAGTTGACGATTACAGTTGACTGTGCTGAATACAAAGCAGACGATACCTATGCGATTGATACAATCGCTCAGAATGGTACGGCTGTTACCGTTCAGTTGTTGGCTGGTTACCGGGGTGGTGGTATTCCTGCTGCGACTTACAACAATTGTGTGGTCGTTCAGTATACTGTTACGTCGAGACAGGGTGATGTGGTCAAGGCTCGTGTAATTCTGAGTAAACAGTCTGACACGTAATACGATGGAAACTAAGGAGGATAAATTAATGGAACTGAATAAGAAAAGAAATGGATTTCTCCGAACGTCCATCCGTGAAGTGGATGAAGCTAATCTAACGATTACTCATACCATTAATACGAAGGCACTTGATCGTTATAGCACCATCGTGTTACCAAAGGGTGCTGACGTTAAGCATTTTTTGAATAATGCTGTCGTTTTGTGGTCTCATAATATGGATGAAGCCACACCGAAAATCCCTATCGGTCGATGTGTTGATTTGGACATTCGTGAGGATGAAATTGTTACCACGACTGAGTTTAACAAGAATGATCCGTTGGCTGTGAAAGTGTTCAACGCCTACAAGGATGGATTCTTACACGCTTGGTCAATTGGATTCATGCCGTTGAAGTATAAACGGTACGATGAGGAGAACATGGAAGACCTTAATAAGAAGTATGGTCTGAGCGTCACCAGAGAACAGATTGATGATGCTGATTTCTGGGGTGTCTACCTCATTTATAAATGGGAGCTGCTTGAGTATTCGGCTGTTCCGGTTCCCGGAAACCCTGAAGCCTTAAGTGCTGATGGCGCAGAGAAGTATAAGCGTGAATTGGTTACCAGAGGTTTGGTGGACGAAAAGTCTGCGAAAGAGATGGATGTTCGGGAAATGTTACGACGTGACGAAGAAGAAGAAAAACCTGAAGAAGATCAAACTGAGGAAGAAGCGACGGAAGAAAACGAGGAACCAAAAGAAGATAAGCCTGAAGGCGAAGAGGTTCCCGATTCAAATAAATCTGAAGAAGAAGCCGAGGAAGAGGAAGAGGCTCCGGCTGAAGAGGAATCTACCGAAGAGACTGAATCTGAAGAGGAGGAAACTCCTGAAGAAGATGAAGAATCCGAGGAAGAAACTGAATCATCCGAAGAGGAATCCGAGGAAGCCCCGGAAGAAACTGAGGAAGAATCTGAAGAGGAAGAGTCCGAAGAGGAAGACCCTGAAGAGGAAGCTGAAGATGAGGCTGAAGCTGAAGAAGCGGAAGAGGAATCTGATGAATCTGAGACCGTCGCCAAGGAAACCGACAAGGAAACAGAAGAAGAGCAAAAACCTGATGATAAAAAGGCTCTCGAAACCAAAGTCGATGAACTTACTCAGAGAAATCAAGAGTTATCGGAGAGGTTGGCTAAGATGGAAGAAAAGATCAATGAGATGTCTCGTGTTTCAAAGATCTTGGATGAAATCAAAGAAACCCTCGATGTTGATAACATAGATAAGGTTCGGGACGCAGCCCAGAAAAGAAAGGGCCATAATCCTGACACGTGGTTTAGTAATTACCTGCGTGGAAATCGTTAAACGGAAATTACGGTTTAGAACAAATCGTTTGAAATAAACAAGGAGGAAACTGAATATGGATTTCGTAATTCCTGCTGGATCAGCAACCAATCTGCCTAAAGAATTGGTAGACAAAATTGTTCACGACGCCATCGAAAAATCTTTGGTTCTTCGCATGGTTGATTCTCGGGATCAGTTGATCGAAATCGTGAATGAGGGTACTATTCCTGTTATCGGTGAAGAGGATCTTGATAAGGTCTATCGAATCGACAATACGGCGGATATTACTACTCTGACCGAAATGAGCTTCGACATCAAGTCTCCTGACTTGGAACCTGTCGAATTGGGTACTTACATCTACTTGAAGAAAAAGCAGGTGGCTCAGTATCCTGAGCTTAAGCTCGATCAGTTGTTCCGCAACAAAATCAGCCGGGCTATCGCTCGTACTGCTGATAAGATTGCACTGAAGGGTGATACTGGTGCGGGTGGTGCGACTAACACTCTCACTATCGCTGATGGTATCGAAAAGCTGGCGAATACAGCGAACGCTGCTAACTCTCCGGTTGAATACACAACCTCTAACGCCCAAAATATCTTGGACGCTGTGGCGGAAGCCCAGAATGACCTTGGTGTTTACGGTTCTGAGGAAGATGTTGAAGACTTGGTGCTGTTGGGTTCTGCTGACTTCGTGACTGCTGCCAAGAAATCTGCCGATAAGGACATGGTTGGATATGACATCGACGATGTTCCGGCTCTTGGTTTGCGCCGAGTGGTTCACATCCACGGTATTCCGCTTATCCGTCGCTTGAACATCACGGGTGAGAAAGCTATCTTAGCGAATATGAAGGGTGCTTTCGCTGGATACTACGGAAATATCGAGGTTGACGTGGAACACAAGGCGGGTCGTAGGGCTGACCTCTTGGTTGTTACCTACTGGTTCGACTTTGTTTGGGCCTATGTGAATGGTAGCAATAAGAGTGAAGGTCTTATCACCGTCCAAAAAGCAAGCTCGTAATCTTGATGAAATTAGTCGGGTAGGGGTTTTATCCCCTACCCGTTTTACCTTGAAACTTGACCTCAATAAATTGATGGAGGAAATTGATGGCTGCAATTCGTTTAATTAGTGATGAAATTCTTACCTTCGTTCCCAATCCCGGGAAAGAAAATTTCCAGAAACAAAAAGGATATATTATTCCGTCCCCACAAGGGAAGTCTGTCATTGTGGCTTTTATAAGTCATTTGCATGACGGCCCACGTATGCCTTCGATTATTCACTCCGCAATAAAAAATGATCTTGGTGTTGTTTATGTTTGTGATAAGATGCCAGAAGATCCTGTTATCGACCCGCATATCCACTACTTAGAAACCCCAGATAAATGGTTTATTCATACGCTTTTTATGAACCCGCTTCAATTCGCCTCTGTTTATGCTACCCGGAGCGCAAATAAATTAGCTGAGGCGTTTTCCAGTTTTACAAAATATTTTATCCCTATTATCCGTAAAGATAGAGACTTAAGTCGTTTATCTGATAATTATGAAAAGAATAAAGATAATATTCTCGTCGAGGTTTTTGGCGGTGTGGGCGATCATCTTTTAACTATTCCTTCTTTAAAAACATTGGCTGAGAGAGGCAATAATGTTTATGTGCTCTGTGATGAGCATAGGAATCCGTGTTATCATAATTTACCTTACATTAAAGGCTTTTATTCCCGGAGGAATGAAGTAGATATTTCCAGATTCAAAAAAGTTATCTATCTAAATTTTGGACAACTTTTAAATGATTATCGACAAGATTTTAATAAACAAAACCGTATTTATTCGGTGGCAGAATTATGTGGACTTCGGCCAGAGGATTTGGTTATAGATAGGCCGGAGATTATTTTAACAAAGGATGAACAAAATAATGCTCAGAGAAAATGGGCTCCTTATCAAAAGAAAATTTTTCTTGGTTATGATAGTGCCAGAGTGGACTCAAAACTTCCGAGTGATATAACTCAAGAAGTAATTAATAAATTAAAGGCCAGAGGTTATACAGTTTTTGTTACCTCTAATCGTAGACGCTCATATACAAATTGTATTGACCTGAATAAAAAATTAGAATTGAGAGAAATGTTTGCCTTGGTTTCGTTAATGGATTGCGTTGTGACTGTGGACACATCTTTTTTACATGTTGCGGGAGCGTTCAATAAAACAACTTTCTGTTTAATGAATTATTTTAAGCCTGAATGGAGATGCAGCACGTATAAAAATTGTACGACGTATACGCCGAATGTCAGTTGTTTTCCTTGTGTAGCAAAGCAGTTTGTATGCTCAAAGGAATGGAAGTGCCACGATAAATCTTGTTATACGTACCATAATTGGGATCAGGTTTATAAAGATGTTGATGAATTTTTTAGATTAAGAGCACAGAAAGAATCTGAGAGGATTAAGGTTTCGGAATCTGAATATATCCCGGCCCCACCAGAAAAGATTTGCGAAGAAGATCTTCCGGCCAAAGTAGTCAAGATTAAACCAGATCCCTCCAAAAAGATAGCAGCATTTTGGATGGGTGGTATGGGAGATGCGGTAATGTTGGGTTATTTGTGTCGGGCTATGAAAAGAAAATATCCCGGATGTCAGATTGATGCGTTTGTGCGGGATATTAGTCAGGTACAGGCTTTTATTTTTGACTATCCTGATATTCGAGCACAATATTCTCGTTTAAGTTGGAAGAAAACTTTTGATAGCATTAAAGATTATTATGATGTTATTTATGAGTTTAGACCATATCCTTATGTTTGGTATAACTATGATAAATCTTTACAGAGAGAGTTGGATGAAGAGCTCTATAATAATTGGCAAAAATCTACCGGGCATATTTTAGAAAACTGGAATGGACAAACCTTTCAATATTACGCACACAAAACGGATTTAGAATTAACTGCTGAAGATTTAAAGATTCCTTTAATTGATAAACCAGATGTGGAAACTGTTTTGAAAAATAAATATAATTTACCAGATAAGTATATCACAGTAAGTTCAGGTTGTGACCAGAATGTTGGTGTTTTAAAATTATGGCCTAATGAAAAGTGGGAAGAGTTAATTGAGCTTTTAAAGAAAAAGGGTTATGAGATTATTCAGTTGGGAAATGAAAAAGATACTGATTTATCTGGGGCCAGAAAAATAAAGTGTGAAAATCTTATTGATTTGATGTATGTTTTAAAACAAAGCGATTTACATGTTAGTAATGAGGGTGGCCTTGTTCATCTTGCACATGCCGTAGGAATTAAGAGTGTAGTTTTATTCGGCCCGACCACGCCAACATTATACAGTTATCGAGATAATATAAATATTTATCACGGAGATTGTCCCTCCTGTTGGTGGCGTGTTCATGGATGGAGCAGTAAGTGTAAAGAAGGCCATAAGACCTGTGTGAATATAGATAAAATTTCTGTTCATCAAGTTTATTGTAATATTTTGAAAGGATTAAAAAATGAAAGTTTGTGTCATTGGATTAGGTGAGATTGGTTGGGAAACTTTTAAGGAGATTTCAAAATCTAAAAATCACGAGATGATTGGTGTAGAGGTTTTGGATTCTCGTATTAAAGAAATTAATCCTGACGGAAAATATCAGATTGGAAAGGTAATCCCATCAGAGGCAGATGTTTATATTATTTCTGTTTATACGCCTCAGCAAATTAGAGATGTTATATCTCAAATTAATTTAAAACGTAAACCTTTGGTTGTAATTGAATCGACTCTTCAACCGGGTGAGACAAAAAAGATGGTGGAGGATTATCCGGGGATTAAATTGGTTTTATTTCCGCATAGGTATAATCCAAAAGATCCTGAGCATCATGTGTTTAATCTTAATAGACTCATCAGTGCCTATGATGAAGAGGCATTAATGAAGGCTCTTTCTTTTTATGGAGAGTTCATTTCAAATAAAAGATTATTTATTGTTGAACCGGAAATTGCTGAGTTATCAAAACCGTTGGAGAACGCATATCGTTATATTGAGATTGCTATTGCAGAAGAGATAAAAATGATGTGTGAAGAGAAAGGAATTTCTTTCGATCATTTAAGGGCTGCTATGAATACTAAATGGAATATTGATTTGAAAGAGGCCCGCAATGGAATTGGCGGAAAGTGTCTCCCAAAGGATTGTAAATTTATTAATAAATTTTTTCAGAACAATGTGATATTTGAGGCAGCGTTAGCTGTGGATGATATTTATAGGCTGCATCTTAAAGGTAAGGGTGAAGAAACGGAGGGCTATCGTGAAGTTGAATCATAAAGAATATTCTTTGGTGATTGGAAGATTCCAGTGTATTCCTCCGCATGATGGTCATGTTGAATTGATTCGGACTTTGTTGCGAGAAGGTAAGAATGTTTGTATCGCATTGAGAGAAGCAGACCTCTCTGAAAAGAATCCATATACCTCAATTGATCGACGTATTGCATTTGAGAATATTTTTAAGCGAGAGATTATGAGAGGTTCTGTTAAGATTATTGACTTACCAGATGTGGTTGAGGTTGTTTATGGTCGAACACCGGGTTGGAAAATCCGGGAGGTAAGGTTGTCAGAAAATCTTGAGTCAATCAGTGGTACTAAGATGAGGAAGAAAAATGAACAAAAGAAAAATCAATCATAAAATAGTTTTTAGTAAAACTCTTTTGTATCGGGTAGCAATTATTTTTATTCAGGCTATCTTTACTAAAGCATATTTGACGCACTTTTCTGTTAATGATTTTTCAGGGGCCTTGAACATTTCTATTCTTTGGAACATGGTGAATATGCTATTGTATTATATTTATGAATGTTTATTTTCTTTAAAGTTTGATACGACCGTTCAGACAGAGGGTTGTGTGGTGTGGTTTACGGGATTACCTTGTTCGGGTAAGAGTACCATTGCTGATGCACTGGCTGAACGCTTAAGATTGAGAGGGAAGTGTGTTGAGAGATTAGATGGTGATATTGTCCGTAAAAGTCTTTGTTCTGATCTGGGATTTAGTGCCGAAGATCGGAAGAAAAATTTAGCCAGGATTGCCTTTGTTTCCAAATTATTAAGCAGAAATAAAACTGTGGTTCTTTGTAGTTTTGTTTCACCTTACCAGAAAGACAGAAATGATGTTCGTCGTGAGATTGGTGGAAATTTTATCGAAGTTTATGTGGCCTGTACTCCTGAAGAGTGTGCTCGAAGAGATGTTAAAGGTATGTGGAAGCAGGCTAAAAAAGGAAAGATAAAAGGTTTTACTGGTTTTGATGCTCCGTATGAGAGGCCCATGAATCCACAGGTTGTGGTTTCAACTGGAACAGAAGCGGTCTCAGACAGTGTTGATACAGTATTAGAATATTTAGATAGGCGAGGATTAGTTTAATGGGCTCCAAACCAGATTTTTTAATCTTGGGTGAAATGAAGTGTGGAACGACAGCGTTGTATCAATATTTAATACAACACCCAAAAATTTTATCGGCTAAACAAAAGGAGTTACACTTTTTCTATCGAGAAGATTATACAAGGAAAGGAATCAAGTATTATCGGTCTTTATTCCCCAGATGTGCTGAAGGTGAAATTACGGGTGAAGCCTGCGTTCAATATTTTTGCCGGGCTAAAAAAGTAATTCCGAGGCTGAAAGAATCTAAAATCAATCCTAAATTTATTCTTTGTTTTAGGAATCCAATTGATAGAGCTTATTCTCATTTTAATCATGCAGTTGTAAAGTATCCAGAGAAACATAAGCGATCTTTTAAGGAGTATTTAGATGATGAGTTAAGGGAATTACAAGCGAATGGTTTTACTCAGCCCGGTAAAACGACTTTTATTTGGCACAGTCTTTATTATAGAAATTTGATTCAGTGGCTTAAGTATTACGACAAGGGTCAGTTTCTAATTATTGATAGTAATGAATTAAGTATAAATTCTAAAAAGATTTGTAATGAAGTATTTCAGTTTTTAGGATTAAATAGGGTGGATTTAAAAGTTTACCCAAAACATCATCAATTAAAGTATGCTGTACCAAGAACCAAAGAAGTTACTCAACTATTGAAAAATATTTTTGATTCTGAAAATCAAAAGTTATATAAATTAATTGGTAAGAATTTTGGGTGGTAAAATGGACAAAGCAAAGTTTAATACATATCAAAAAAAGATGAGCCAATTTTGGCAGACTAAATATGAGAAGTTCAAGGGAGAAGAACGTCATGTTGTTGGTAGAATGTCTGCGCCTTTAAAGGAGTATGAAACTGATACTCAGCACATTAAGGATTGTTTTTCTTGTGTTATTGAAAAGGCTGAAACGGTGATAGATTTCGGGTGTGGTATTGGTCGATTTGAAGATCTATTGAATAAATTTTTTGATAATTACATCGGTGTAGATATTGTAAGGAAGATCCCAAAGACCAGAATATTTTATACTGTGGAGGATTTTTGGAAGGTTTCTTTAAGGGCAGATGCTATTTTTACCTCTGTGGTTATTCAGCATATTACTGATGATAAATACGTAGCGAAGCTCGTTAAAAGATTTTCTGAAATATTGCCGATTGGTGGATGCGTTTATATGAATGAACAAGTGGGAGATGGTGAAATTGTATACCGGGGAGATTTTCCTTATATCAACAGAAGAACCCGGAAGACATATTTAAAGTTATTTAAGCCTCAAGGTTTTGAATTGGAACGAGAAATTCCTCGTCGTCATCATCGTATTTTAAAGTTTAGGAAAGTAAAATAATGGAACCAAAACGACAAATACTTTTTGCTGGAACAACATCATCTGGGTCATCCGCCCTGTTTGATTATTTTAGGTGTTTTGATAATACTTGTGGTATGATAACTGAATTACCAAAGGTTTGGCGGAGAGGGTTATTCCCTAAATGGAAGAAAGAAGGTTTCAATAATTCTGAAAAGTATAAACAGATTTTGAATCAACGGATCAAAGAAGAGTCTGAGAAAAGATTTCAAGATAAGCTGGATGGCTCAATATTGTTGCTGAATAATGTGGTGACTTGTTTAACATTACCCGGAGTTGAGTTGCTGGATAATACATTGGTTTTCTGTGTGATGAGAGACCCAAGATCAACATGGTTAAGACGCCGAGAACTTTGTCTTGAATATGGTTGGGAAATCAGTGTAGAAAAATTTATTGAGGAATACCGAACACAGAGAGAAACATTTTCCAATTATTTTTCAAAATTAAGAAAGAATAGGGATGCGATTTATATTGTTAGCTTTGAAGACTTTATTTTGGATGAGGTAGAGAAACAGAGAATTGTTAAGCTGGCAGGTTTTGATATTTCAAAGTATCCGGCTAAACCAAAGTATGCTCCCTATCCAAAAGAGAAGTCTGTTTTATGGCACCATTTTTATGAGAATCAGGATGAAATTAATTTGATTAAGGATAAATTATCGGAGTATTGTAATGACAAAGTATAACATGCGGGGTTATCCGAGAAAACAAATTTGTTTAGCTTGTGGTAAAGAATTTATGGCTAATTCTCCAAGACATAAGTATTGTGGTAGTCGTAAAGATAAAGTTGGTTGTTCTTATAAAAGACGATTAAAATGGAAACGAGAAGTTCAATATATTAAAGATAGAAAAAGTCAGAAATTACGAGAATATTATAAGAATTATGATAGGGAATTTAAAAGAAAAGCCAGTAAAAATAAAACGGAGTATTATTTTAGACAGTTAGAAAAATCAAAGAAATGGGCTAAGTCTAAAAAGGGAAAACAAAAGATTGCTTTATGGAGGAAAGAACACAAAGAATTAATTTATTCTCATAATAGAAAAAGAGCTTTAATTAAGAAAGGTGTAATCGGTTTTCATACCAATAAAGAATGGAATAAATTATTAGAGAAATATAATTATCGGTGTGCTGTTTGTGGTATACATGAGTCTGATTTATCTAAGGTCTATGGGAGACCTGCATTTCACAAATTAACTAAAGACCATATTATTCCCTTATCTGTGGGAGGAAATGATTATATTTCAAATATTCAACCTTTATGTATTTCTTGTAATGCTAAAAAGAAAGATACATTTAAAAAATTTAAAATAGGTATCACTTTTGGGAGTTTTGAATTATGGCATATAGGTCATTTAAACATACTAAAACAAGCGAGCCTTCTATGCACTCGGTTAATAGTTTGTGTTAGTGATGATAGATACATTAAAAAAATTAAAGGACATAATTCTGTGGTACCTTTAGTAGATAGACTTGAAATTTTAAAGTCAATAAAATATGTGGATGTGGTAGATGTTCAAAGTTTATCTTGTGGTAAGAAAGAGTTGGTTGAAAAATACCAGCCAGATGTTATTTTTGTCGGAAATGATTGGACACCAGAAACATTTACTGGTGAAGGGCTCGGAGTGCCTGTGGTTTATTTGAATAGAACAAAAGGAATTAGTTCTACATTGTTACGAAATAAATATTTTAATAAATGAGGTTTATGATGAAGAAATTACATCTTGGTTGTGGAGAGATTCGGTTAGATGATTTTATCAATATTGATATTCGGCCAGAAGTAAACCCGGATATGTGTATGGATATTTCTGACTTATCCGCATTTGAAACTAACACTATTGATTATATTCTGGCCCATGATGTATTAGAGCATTTTTCTCATACAAAAGTAAAAGATGTTTTTACTGAGTGGGTACGCTGTTTAAAAATTGGTGGACAAATTGAGTTTCAGGTTCCGAGTATTGATAGAATTTATGCAGATAGAAATGAAATCATAAATAGACATAAGGGAGATTCTACAACACGGTTTTCACGGTTAATATTTGGTGGACAAGATTATCCATCTAATTATCATTTTGTTTGTTTAACCCCGGAGTTTTTTGAGTTTATGGCGGAGAAGTTAAATTTAAAAATCGTAGATTACTTTCCTGAAGTTGGTCTTTATAACCATAAAGTTATTTTGGAGAAATTGAAATGAAATTAGCGGGTCGGAGAATTTTATGGCTTACGGATTATACGGTCGCCGAGGTTTCTGCGGGAGGCGCAGAGATAACAGACTCTTATGTAATTCAGGCCGGAAAACAATTGGGTTATGATATTCAAGTGTGTCGCCCATGTGATTTAAGATCTAATGTGTTAGACAAAAGTGACTTGGTTATTTTTAGTAACTGTTATGAGTTTCCTCAACCAGCCAGACAAAGAATAATGGCAGAGAAACCTTATGTGGTATATTCCCATGATTCGGGTAGATGGATTAGGGTTTTAGAAAAAAATCAAGATATGATTAAGAACGCAGAAGCAGCAGTATTTTTATCACCATTGCATCGGGACTGTTTTAAGAAATTCATTTCTGAGGAGGATAATATTTTATTGGTTCCACCGCATATTCCTTATACGTTTTATGATAATGGTCAGAAGCGGGTGAATAAGATTATGTTTGTTGGGAATATCCATCAGGGAAAGGGTGTGGATGATATTATTAATTATGCTAAGAAGCATCCTGAATTAATTTTTGATTTTTATTATAAGCGAAATTGTGGTATTTTATTACGGCAATTGCGGGCATTAAAGAACTGTAATTTAATCGGGTATGTTCCTAAAGAAGGAATATATAATAATTATAATAAGTATGCTTATTTTATTCATATTCCGGTTCATCAGGAATCTTTTGGGCGGGCTGTGGGTGAAGCATACCTTTGTGGATGTAAGTTGATAGTAAATGAACGGGTTGGCGCAATGTCTTATGGTTGGGATTATAAGACTTTTAGAGAAAAAACGATGCGGGCTCACTTCCTTTTTTGGGAAGAATTAGGTAAAATTGGCGACAAAATAGGGTAAAATCACGTGAGGATAAGAGAGATTTTTATTTTTCTTAAGCCTCTAAATTGTATTTAATAATAGAAGGAGAGTGTTAAGATGAAAAGTTTTATATTTGGAAAGCACACTTACGGGGATAAGATCATATTGACCCACCTTAAAAACACCCTCGAAAATTGTGAATATCTGGGTGAAAAAGTTGACTTATCTCGAATTAAACCGGATGAAGAAAATTTAATTGTAGTTTCAAACTCAGCCCTGTTTCAGATAGATCAGGACAAGGTTTTAGGCTACATCAATAAAGACAGGTCGAAACCGTTAATGGTTCTTCGCAAGGTGAAGACTTTTGGTACGGTTTTCTTTGGCCCTAATTTTGAGGTCGAAAAGATCACTACCAATAAATCCTATACTTTTGCGGGGATGCTCTTTTTACCTAAAAGGTATTTTGAAGCGTTACCTGATAAAAAGAAGACTGTGGCCGAGATATTTAGGACTGTTCCTTATGAGGACTGGCGGTTTTACATTATTTCTGGGAGTAGACGATGACGGAGTTACAGATAGGATATATTGCCGGGTTTTTTGATGGTGAAGGAACTATTCATGTTAGTCCTTATAGTAGAAAAGGAAAAAGAAAAGGTGAGAAATCCTATCAAATCGTGGTTCGGGTTGGAAATACTAATAGGAGAATTTTAGAAAATATTCAATCTTGGTTAGATTATGGCTATATTTTTGATGATCCAACCCCGAGAAAGAAACCTTTTTATGTATTAATAATTAATCATCAGGAAGATAAATTAAAATTTTTGGAGTTGATTCTCCCTTTTTTAATTGAGAAAAGAAATCGGGCAGAATTGGTTATTGAGTTTTTAAAGTTACGGTTAAATACAAGAAGAGGTAAAGGCTGTAATTGTCAATCCAACTATACTAAAGTGGAATTAGATTGGTTTAAAAAATATCAGGAGAGGAAATAATTATGCCTTATAAAGGTGAACACGCTGCAAGGATTAAAAATCCCGATCAGTACGACCGTTTCCGTAGAAAGAATAATGAGTTTGGAGATGGTATTGATGTTATTTATGGAATCAAAGATGAAGAGGATGTGACTGAGGTACAGTCTATTCGTTTTGATTCTGATAAGTTTACAGTCAAAGAGGCAAAGGATTGGCTGGAAGAACATGATTGGGATTATATCAAATTTGAACCAGCGATTGATGAAGAAAAACAGAAAAGATTTTTTGGTTCTTTGGTGAAAGACCGGAGACCATATATTGATGATCGTAAGGAGGAGACTCATGGCAATGATAAGTAAGGCAGACGTAGCTTCTGTATTAGGGATTCAGACGGCTGATATTTCTGACTCTGTTTATACGTGGGCCACCAAGCAATTTTTTCTTATGACGGATCTTCAGGAGACCGCAACCCAGAAGACTTATCGAAAATATGTTACTCGGGTGACGAATTTGGTTAAATTACCCGATACGAATATTGCTTCGATTGATGAGATTAAAATTGATGGAACGGCTGTAGATAATTTAACAGAGTTCACAAATTATAAATATAACCCGGATACCGGATTACTCTGGTATGGTGGAGGGTTTGGTAGTGTAGCCCATACCTTAGACGGTGAGCCTTATTCATCTAAAGGGATTAGTGACGGTGGATTTGGAAGCGGGAATTTAGTGGAGGTTACTTATACGATTGCTGCCTATACACACACGAATATCCATGATTATTTAGTTGCTTTGTGTGTTGCAAAAGCTCTGGGAATTTTCACCCCGGATAAAGTGCAGCAGGTTCGTATGATTAAGATTGGAAAATTTCAAAAACAATTTGGGTCAGCTTCAGCAAACCTTAATGATTACCGTAAGATTTTAGAGGCGGAGATGGATAGGATTGTTGATATGATTAATGGTGATGATGGTAAAATGACCATGGATGGAATTTTATAATGAATAAATGTCAGGAATGTAATAAGATTATTTCTAAAAAGGCAACTTTTTGTAGACAGTGTTTTCAAAAAGGTTCTCGTAATCATAGGTATACTGGTAAAAATACTTGTATTGATTGTGGAAAACTTTTAGGTAGACCTGAGTATATACGTTGTTTAGATTGTCGTAGAATATATGTAAGAACGAACCCTAAGAAAGCTCCTGCATATAAAGATGGTCGGTGTTTAAATAACTTTTGTTTAGATTGTGGTAAGAAACTTAAACATCCTAAAAATAAATACTGTATGAGATGTTCTAAGCAAAGAGAAAGAAATCCAGCGTGGCGGGGTGGTGTTACGAATATTTCTGAGTTAATTAGAAAATCAGATAAATATTTATTTTGGAGAAGAAAAATTCTTATTAGAGATTCTTATTGTTGTACGGAGTGTGGTAATTCAAATAATTTAGAAGTTCATCATAAAATTAGTTTAAGAAAAATCATCAAAAGATTTAAGTTAAAGACTTTGGATGAGGCGTATTCTTGTAAATTTTTGTGGAATTTATTTAATGGAATTACATTATGCGATTCGTGTCATATATTAATAGATAAACAAAGAAAAAGATTTGTTGGAGTAAAATAATGTCAGACGAAATTTTTAATGATTTATTAACTCAGACTTGTGACATTTATCGAAGAGAATTTGATACAGATAATGTAGATGAGTGGGGTGCGTCTGATGAGTCTTTTACGAAGAAGTCGGATAATGAGCCATGTCTCTTTCAACAGACAGAGGAGTTGATTGAGTTTAGTAGACGGGGCGAAAAATTATATACACGTTTTTTGGTTTTTATGAAAATTACCGCAGATATAAAAGAGGATGATGTTTTAGATTTTGGCGGAAAGAAATATCGAGTGGTAGGTGTTGAGGACGCTGCGGGCCAAGCCCATCACTATGAGGTAGCGGTAGTTAATTTGGAGAATAATTAAGATGGCCCAAGATTTTGTAATTGATGATTCTCAGTTAGCAAGGTATATTACTCAGCTTGTAGGGGTTCCCCGGAAGGTATCAACAAGAAGCTCTCGTTGGGTAAGAAAGATGACGCACTATACTGAACGGAATATGAAAAAGTTTTCTCGTTCAAAGAGTGATCGATCAACAGGTAAGTTATCGTCAAGTATTTCATCTAAGTATAACTTGACAAATAAATATATTGAAGGTGTTGTTTTTGTACCATCGGATATTAAATATCAGTTCGCTGCTGAATATGGTATTAAAAGACGTTATGTTATTCACGGTAATCCTAAGATGACATTCCCGGCTGAACACTGGAAGAAAGCAAAGCGATCAACGGTGGCAGTACCTCATAGAGGTTATTTCGTTTTTTCTAAAGTTATTCGAGGACGGTATAAAGGTAGACGGTTTACCGAAAGATCTTTTGATAAATTGAAGCAGTATTATGAAAAGAATAAAACGAAGATTATGTCTGATATAGGAAATTCTATTTTATTTGCGAGGTAATAATGAAAGTAATTGGACAAAGAATTATTGAATATTTAAAAAGCGATAGTACACTTGTCAGTCTTTTGGGAAGTGCTCGCAATATTTTTGCTCGGGGATTGAATGAACCAGATAATCGTCCGGCAAAATATATCTGTATTGAGACCAGCCCGGGTGCAGATTTGAATTATGCTTCGGGACAAAACGATGATGTGGATATTGAAATTGGTGTCAGCAGAAAGATTACTAATTCCTTCTCTGCAATGATGCAGATTATGGAACGTGTTGATGATTTAATTAATAAAGGAGAGACTGGTTTGAGTAATACTTATTGGAAAGTTGCTCATATTGCCAGAACAGATTCACCAACACGAGGAGTTTTAGTAGATGATAAATCTAACGAATATTATGCAGTTATTCGTTATGAGTATATTTTAGACGAAAGTTCGTAAGAACAACAATAGGTAAAGTGACCTAACAAAAAGGAGGAAGAACAATGGCTAACGAAAAGATCGTATTATCAAAACCTACCGAGTATGAGTTGCGTGGAGGAGTCTGTGTTAAGGTTTATCCGGCCAGTCTTGAAACCATCTCACAAATCACCCCTAAACTGGATAATTTGGATAAAGTAGCCCAGAAGACAAAAGATTTGTCTAAGCAGGTGGATGCTTTCGTGGATGTTGTCTATGAATTAATTAAAGACGACAATGAAATTAAGAAAGCAGACCTGAAGAAGGCTTTGACTGTCGAGGCGTGTACTCGCATTATTCAGTCGGCTATGGGTGCGCTCGGTTCTGTATCTGCATAAGGGGATCTTATGAGTACAGATAATGAAAAATTGTTTAAGGTTGTAGACATTTTAATGTCTGAATATGGACAGAAACCTGAATATTGGTTGAGTCTGCCCGGAGATGTGATCTCTGGTTTGTTAAAAGCCATTCAACACCGTAAAGGTGCTGAGGCCCGGGCGTGGACAAAACTAATCGGGGCTGCCTGTGCTGCTGGCTTCTCTGGAAAGTTGGATAAATTGGACGGTATTTTTGCCGATGAAACAGAGGAGAGTGAAGAGGTAGATGCAGGAGCTTGGAAAGGTCAGGTTAAGTCTATGTGGATGCGTATGAAGACTAAGAATCAGAAGAATCTTAGTCCTGAAGATTATAAAAAGTTAAACGAAGAATTTGAGGCTAAGTGGGCTTCAGGTGAGAACATCGAATTTTAAGGATAAGTTATGGCTCAGAAAAATTTACATATTAACATTCGGATTGGATTACAGCAGGTACAGAGAGCGGTTGGTGCTTTAAGCAGACGGTTTAATCTGTTACGGTCTTCGTTACGTGCTGTGTTCCGTACAGGTGTGGTTGCTGGTTTCTTTGCTGCTTTGCGAAGCGGTATGAAAGTTATTACCAATTTGCAAGATTCTGTTAAGCGATTAGCAAGTGAGTTTGCTCAGTTAAGAATGAAGGCGACAGAAACCGCAGCGATTATTACTAAGGGTGGTGCGGGCTTTACTTCTGCTTTTGAACAGGCCCTTACTATGTCCCGGGATCTTTCTACCCAGATTGGATTTAGTGCACAGCAAATTCAAGAGGGGATGGTCACGGCTGCTCGTTCTGGTTTACAGTTGAATGAATCTTTGACGATTACCGGAACGGCTATGCAGTTGGCTACGGCTCATGGTGAGGAGTTTCAGAGTACACTGAATGATTTAATTGGTGTTACTCGGGCGTTTGGTGTAGAGCTCTCAGAAATCCCGGTGTTTGCTGACGCCTTGACTACGGCTGTTACCGAATCGAATGTGAGTTTGTCTGGGTTATTCCAAGGTTTAAAGAACGTAGCTTCGGTTGCGTCAACGGCTTTTGGTGAAACAAGAGAAACGATTGTTGATACGACGGCTGCCTTGATGACCTTGAATGATGCTGGTATTCAGAGTCAGAAGGCTGGTACTCGTTTACGTGCTGCTTTTCAGAAGTTGTTAGGTGGTACGGCGAGAACAACGGCTGCGTTTACAAAGTATGGAGTTAATCTCTTTCGAGCTAATGCGGAGTCTCAGAGATTTTTAGGGACTTTGACAAATGGTCAGAGAGCTATGGCGAATACAGAAGAACGGTTGAATGAATTAAAGAATCGTCAGTTTGAATTGGTTGTGGCCGGAAAAGAGAATACAGAAGAGTTTATGAATATTCAGTCTGAGCTTGATGGACTAAATGGAAAGCTCGGGACACTGGAAGAAGGCTTGGATAATGTTTATCGTCAGTTTACTTTGGCCGGAGGTAAGTTAAAACCGTTCTCTGAGATTATTAAAGAGATTGGAGATAAGGCTCCTGCTGAGGTTATTGGTCGAGCTTTTGGTATTCGTGGTGGTGAGGCTATCATGCGATTATTAAAAGACGTAGATAAGTTTGATAAATTTAAGAAATCTATCGAAGGATATATTCAGGCGTCTGAAAAAGGACAGAGTATTACTACGGATATGTATGCTCGCTTCTTAGATACGGTCTTGGTTGGTTGGATGAAGATTAAGAATACTGCAATGGCTATCTTAGGAGAGATTGCGGATGGTTTCTTTGAGGCAGTCAAACCTCTTATGGGCCCGGTACAGTATGCCTTAGATCAAATCTTTAATGCAGTCAAGGCAAACAAAAACTCTTTTAAACAGATTTTTACGGGAGTCTTAAAACTTCTGCAACCAGCTTTAGCTTATTTGCAAATTTGGGCGGTGAAGTTTGGTAATGCCATGAAGGATGTTTTTACCCCGGGTAAATCTGTAACCTTACCCTTTGTAAAGAAAGGTAAGTATGGAACCGATATTGAAGACCGAGAGGTTGGAGGTTCTGTGGGAGAGAAGATTCGGGCAATGTTCCAGTCTATTGCTTCTGTGGTTGTTGAAACTATGGATAAGGCAATGCGGGCATTATCTCCGGCATTTACTTTCTTAGCTCAGATTTTTGCGGATGCTTTAGAAGCAGCTTTTAGAGTTAAGGCTAAATTGTGGGAGAATATTGGTTCCTTAATTGCGGGTGCTATGGTCAAGGCTTTTGTGACTGGATTAAAAGCAGAGTTACCAGATATTTTAAGATCTATTGGTGACCTCTTTAAAAATTTAGGTGTGCCAGAAAAATTACGCTTGGGTGGAAAACGCTTTGGTATGGATATTCCATTACCTACTCAAGAAGGTTTATATAATGTTGCAGATAAAATGGATGCTCAGGCTACAGTTAAACCTAAATCTGGGGCTTCCAGTGAGTCTGGTGTAAGTCGATTTGGGACTTTCTTAGATAAATTAATGGGAGCCGGACAGGAAGCAGAAAAGTCTGGGAAGAAAGTAGAAAAGGTTGGTAAAGCATTTATTAATTTTGGAGATGGATTACAAGAAGTGAATTTGGGTGCTTTAGAACAAGGTAGTAAAGATATGAATAAAATTTTTACTAAGGTTGAAAAAAGTTCTGAGATGTTTGGGAACGCAATTATTCAGGCTAATAATAAGGCCAGTCGAGCTCTGGCGGTTGCTCAGAGTACGCAGAGACAAGTGTTCCAGTCTCAGAAAAAATCAAAGTAAGGTGAGCTATGGGAGTTAATGTGCCAAAAAGAATAAAATGGAAATCGACAGACTTAGGAGATTATGGGTATGTCTTTTTCGATTATCAGGGTAATTTAGATGTTCAGATTATTCCTCGGGCTAAAGGTGTAAAAATTCGCTCTACTACGGAGATGGGTGGAGGTTTACTCAATATCACTGTGGTGGCTTTAGTGGCAAAGGATAGTCGGACTTCTCTCGAAGAATATATTAGTGGATTTGATACTTTGTTGACTTTAAATACTGAAGGTACTTTGCAGATTACTGATGACAATGGTACAATCAATTTAACAAATTGTTATTTAGACTCTTTTACACAATCGGCAGAAGATTTAAAAGTCAATACGATTACGTTTAAATTTATCAAGTCGTTATAAGGATAAAGAAACGAATAAACTGTTTTATAAAAAGGTGATATATGGCTTGGTTAGACGGTTGGACATACAGAAAAAAATTAACGGTAGCTTCAACTGAGATAGATTCTACTCTCTCAAATTTTCCTGTACTTATATCTTTATCTACATTAAATTTTGATTTTGATAAAGCATTATCTAATGGAAATGATATTCGATTTACTTCTTCAGATGGAGAAATAGAATTAAAGTTTGAGCGGGAAAAGCATAGCAGTGTAGATGAGGAGGCTTATTATTGGGTTAAAGTTCCATCGGTATCTGATAGTGTTGATACGGAATTTTATATGTATTATGGTAATGATGAGGCGTTGGATGGGGAAGATGCTGAGAGTGTTTGGGATTCTAATTATAAGTGCGTTTTACATGCGACTACAGATAATAATTTTAATGATTCAACTAATAATAATAATGATGGAACGGCTTTAGGAGATGCAGAATTAAACTCTGCTAATAAGAAGGTTGGAGAACAGTGTATTAAACTTGATGGTTCTGGTGATGTAATCAGGATTGATAATACATCCGATTTTGCTTTTGGTACAGGGGATTTTAGTATTAGATGTTGGGTTAAATTTAATGCTATGGCAGGAGGCCCATATAATATTTTAGCATATTCTACGGCTTCAGGGTCTGTTCAGTTTTTTCTTGAGGCGGGCCAGTTTAAAATTTGGGGTATGTTTTCAATAGTTTTAGAGACTTCTGGATTTTCTGGATCAACTGGTAATTGGTATTTAGTTGAATTTTCTCGGAGTGGAAATAACTGGGAAATTAAAGTAGGTAATACTGTATATGCTTCAACTTCTGATAGTCGATCTTTAGGTACACCTAATCATACTAGACAGATTGCAATAGGGGCTGAAGTTACCTCTCCCGGATATAGTCAATTTTTAAATGGATATATAGATGAGTATAGAATATCAAAAGGTGTTAAAAGAACATCGGCTTGGATGAAGGCTGTTTTGGCTTCTGAAGAGGATACATTACTCACTTATGGATCAGAAGAAGAAGAGGGAACCAGTGCTGTGGTTGGGGATATTAACCCGGCTTTACAATGGCAGGCATTGATTCGCCAACAGTTAAATCCTTCTTTACAGTGGGATACAAAAGCTGTTGCCCAGAAGGAGCCGAAGTTACAGTGGAAGACATCGTTGGGTGTTAAACATTTACCAAATATTGTCAATTATCCATTTTACTTTTCTAATCCGACTACTCAAACCAGTGAAGTTCCTTTATTAATTTCCGGTTGTCCTGTTGGATTTTCTATGTATCTTGGGGATACGGGAAGTAGCGGACAAACAACAATAAAGGTGTATGCGGGTGAAGTTTTAAAAGCAACAAAAACAATTGGTGCTACTGATAGCAATTCCTATATCGACTACTTTGATTTAGATACGATTGTTCATCCAGCTGACACTTTCTCTGTAGAAATTACAGAGGTGGCTACGGGTGCGTCTGATCTTAAAGTAAATCTTTATTTAATAACATTTCCATATCGTTTGGAGGAAATGTATTATGAAAATATTTTTGGGGCTCGGACAATTCATGGAGAAGAGAGTAAGTATTTATTTTTATCTGCGGATTATTGGACTATTGATTTTAACCAACCATTAGGTGAGGTTGTTTCAATTAAGACAGTAAAAAATGATGTCGAAACAACTGCGACTTATTCTGTTGAAAATGGTGTATACTACAATAATCAATTAAGGATTACACCGCCTTCAGCATTGCCTGATAGCATTAGGGTTGTGGTTAAAGACTTAAAGAATGATAAACATATTTTTGATTTAGAACCAAACTTTGAAGAGAACACTGTAGATGTTCCCGAATACATTACGGCAACAGAAGAGGCTGTCAGTTATGGAACAGATTTGGCTACAGGTGGAACGGCTTCGGCTGATTCGGAAGAGGCTGGTTTTGAGGCAGGTAAAGCCTTTGATGATAATGATACGACATATTGGAAGTCTACTTCTACGGTATCTAATTTGGCTTATGCTTTAACCAGCGCAAAGCAGATTAAGAAAATTGCGATAAAAGCTGTTTTAGATGGTGGAGATAGCACGGTTAAAAGATGGGTTATTTCTGGTTCTAATGAGGCCAG